ACATTGCACGAATTATCTTGATGGACCCGGAAAAGATGGCTGGATATGCACAAAGCGGAAAAGCTTTAGAAATACTGCATGGCCCTATGGTCGATTTAATTGAAGAAATCAGACCTTCGATTGAGCAGCCTTTACTCAATCTTTTAATTAAAATGGGTTTAGTAAACCTAATTTTGTTACAGGACAAACAGCCTGCACCCGTCGTTTTAAATGTTAACTTTGTTCCAGAATCCTTTTCTTTTGATATTCAATGGCCGCCTGTGTTTGAAAAAACACTGCAAGACTTACAGTTAAAGGTAATGGTCGCTTCACAAGTCGCGACAGGTAAGCTGGTTTCACGTGAAACTTTGACACGCTGGTTAGCTAAAGATTTTGGAATTGATAATGTTGAGTTAGAATTACAAAGAATAGAAGCCGAGCCGGTGATTAACCCGTTTGGTGCTTTTTAACAGTTTAAAAGAAAGGAAAAACAATGAACGATCAAATTAAAATGTCACTTATGAAAAAAATGGACCCAATGCATAAGAAAGCGATTAGCCACGGCGCTCCTCAAATGAATCCAAGCCAAGACAAATACTCAATGTATGCGGGCACTGGTGGCAAAGCTCGAAAAGCTAATATGAATATGGGAATGAATCCTAATTCTTAATTCTCTATGCCAAAAAAATTAGACCGATGCGTAGAGAAAGTTATGGCAAAGGGAAAATCAAAAAGTAGTTCCTATGCCATTTGCACTGCGAGCTTAAAACGCTCTGGGAAACTTACCTCTCGTCGTAAGCCAAAGAAAAAATGATTTATGCCCAATAAATCTAAAATGAAATGCAATCAACCTCGGCGTGAAAAAAAAGGCCAAAAGAAGTTTGTTGTAAAAGCTTGTCAGGACGGCCAAGAAAAGCTCATTCGATTTGGTGATGCCAATATGAAAATCAAAAAAAATATCGAAGCGAGAAAGAAATCTTATTGTGCGAGATCATCTGGCATTAAAGGAACAGATAATAAACTATCGGCTAATTATTGGAGCCGGAAAATGTGGGAGTGTTAGTTATTATGGATAAATCTAATCAAAAAGTAACATTCATTCGGAAGAATGGTCGAATTATTCCTATTAAAGACAATCGTTGGAAAAACACAGGGGTTTCCATTCACACTAAAAACGCAAAATTAACTTTTCAATCGAGGAAAAATACCGCCGGAGAAAGAGCAAAACGAGGAGCCAAAACTGGAGCCCTAGTTGGAGCTATTATGGGAGGTATTTCTGCAATAGAACCACGATTTAACATAGCAAAAGCGGGAATTCTAACCGCTGCAAGTGCATCTCTTGGTGCAGCCGCCTTCGGAGGTTATTCAGCAGCATTTGGAAAAAAAACTGACAGCAGATTGATTGCGACTCCAATAAAAAAACGAAAAAACTTAAATAAGAAAAACAAATAGGGACAACCATAGCGTTCGGTAAGATTTTTGATTCAAAACAAAAGGAAAAATAATTATGCAAAACCAAGACGTCGCTTTTATTAGAAAAAATGGTCGCATTATTCCTATACCAAAAAAAGACTACGATCCTAGCCGATTACGAACGCCAATGAAAAAATCTGGCAGTGGTTTTCAAAAGAAATCTAATTTTAAACCTCAATACGAATCACGCAGTCAAAAAATAAAATCAGAAGCAAAGCTTGGCGCTGCGATTACAGGAGGCGTGACTGCGGCAACTTTTGCAAAACCATTATTGAAACGATCAATTATAAAGACAGCTTTTGCAAAACCCATAAAAAAGACAGCGACATTAGCAAAATTAAGATCAACTAGAGGTTTTAAAGTTGGAAAAACATTAGGTGTTGCAGCCGCAGGTATTGCATTAGCTGGTGCTGTTGGAGCGATCCCCGGTGCGATTATTGGAGGAGCCGCTGGTGCAGTTATGCCAAGAAAAAAACTTAAGAATAAAAAAGTAAAAAATACCACTCCAACAAATAATTAAAACGGGAGAATCATAATGAAAAACCAAGACGTTACTTTTATCAGAAAAAATGGACGGATTATTCCTATTAAAAGAAAACAAAATCAAAACCCAAAAAGATCATTTACAGAATTTGGTTTAATTGCAGGAGCAAAAACCGGCGCAGTTATAGGTGCGACAAAAGCCATTATGGGCAATGCAAAACGAAAACTTTCATCAAAAAAACGTTTTTCAATAGCTAAAAGTGCTGGAAGAAGCGCACTTCTTTTAGGAGGAGCGGGGGCAGCAATAGGTTATTTTTCCAGCCCTAACAAAAAAAGATCGTTAACAGAAATTGGCTTTCGAGAAGGCGCTGAAACGGGAGCCATTATTGGTGCGACACAAGCAATAATGAGTGGTGCCAAGCAAAGATTTTTAAAAGGAAAGGCTGGAAAAACTTTTTCAATCGCAAAAACCGCTGGAAGAAACGCCCTTCTTTTAGGTGGAGCAGGCGCTGGTATTGGTTATTTAGTTAGCCCAAAGAAAAAAAATAAAAAGAAAAAATAATTTAAATCGAAAATGCAACAGGATGTTACATTTAGAAGAATCAATGGTCGAATTGTTCCCATAAAGAAAAGAAAAAGCGATCAACAAAAAACCAACAATAAAACTGCGGTAATCGCAGGTTTAGCGGCAGGTGTTGGTACATTCTTAGCATTTAGAAGATTTAAAGCACCAAGTACAACAACTTTAAAAAATGTTCAAAAAGCTTTTCATCAAGGGCGACTTAAAATTTTCCAAGATTTTACAGAAAAATCAGGAATAAACCCGGCTTGGTCGTTTAGTAAAAAGAAGCTAAAAACCAATTTAGAAATTAACGCACCGTCCATTTCAATACCTTTCGCAGATAAAAGCTTTTTTGAAGTCTTATCAAACAAAGGTGAAAAATACTTTGCTAAAACAATATCTGGAAAAGCTGTACGTAGGAAAAAATCAGCACAGCAAATACAAAAGCAAATTTTTAATAATAAGCCTTTTATCGTTAAGAAAAACTTTGAGGCGATGACTAATCCTCAAAGTATTGTGACAAGTCAGCAATTAAAAAACCCATCCACATTTAGAAAAGCAAAAAAAGATTTTAAAGATAAAGTAATTCAAGAACAAATTCAGAAAAAAAATGAATATCGAGTTCATTTTATCGGCGGCGAAGCCTTTGGAATAACTCATCGATTCCTGCCCGGTGAATTAGGAAAGAAATATCAACAGGTCTTTGGAGATGGAAGAGGCGCTTTTCTACCCGTCCTATCTAAAAGAAAAAGAAAAGACCTTACACAGTTTACTGAAAAAGCTTTTAGTACCATTGGATTAAAAGAAGGCAGACTTAAAAAAACAAAAGACGTTTTATTCGCTGGAATTGACGTAATCGAAGATCAAAAAGGTAATTTTAAAATTGTTGATATAAACCCGAATCCGGGGACATTAGGAAATCCATTCGTTTATGAAGGCTTTCGGCAAAGAATAACTGGTAGAAAATCTGTTTTATCAGGATTAGCATTAGGGTCTAAAGCTGGAGGCGTTACAGCAATCGCTGTAAAACAAGGAAACGATAAAAATGGCAGATAAAAGCGATCCCTATATTTTTCGAGTCGTAAACGGGCGAGTTATTCCGATCAAAGTCACAGGCGAACAAAGAGAATTACGTCAAAAATTACAATACGCTCGAAAAAAGAATCGCTACCACGAAAAGAAAAAAAGAAACCGACAGAGATATGCGGAGGCCGCTGGACTTGTTGCTCTCGGTGTTGGATTAGTAGCTGGTTCTCGTTTTGGAGCGGGTCGTTTTGCAAAATATGCAAAATCAAGGCTCAGACCAACAACACAAAGAATAAAAGAACTGACTGCTATTCCCGCTGCTTCACCCGCTCATGCCAAAGCCATAAAGAAACTAAAATCAAAAGTCGCAGCACAAACAAAAATAACTCGACGTTTTCGAGACTTTCTTAACATCTCGGGCGTAGCCGCTGGGGCAACACTAACAGCTTCCGGTGTTGAAAAAGGAATTGAAACATACAGAGGAAAGCCACTTTCTAATCGAGAAAAAGTAGCGACTGTTGTCGGAACAACCTCTACATTATTGGGCGCAAGAGCCTTTAAAGTTGGATTTAAAACTGGCACTGGTGGCAAAATTGGAGCTTTGTATAAAAAAATGAAGCTTGGCTGGTATTAAAGTGGAAGCCTTTTTTCAAACAATAGATTCGCTAAAGATTGCAGAGAATCATGCTCAAGAAGCAGCAAAGCTAGAGCGACAACAGGCCGTAAAACTACTTAAAAGATATTCCGAAATTAGGCAAACCCTGCGAGACCGTCTGGATACCATGCAAGGTGATACCTTCACTGCCCAACAGCTTCGAGGTGTTATCATTCAAGTCGAGTCAGCGATCTTTGCCATGATAAAAAGCTTAAAAACTGAAATGGCTCAAAGCGGACAAATACTGACGCAAAAAGGCCTAGATGATCTCATAAAAGAAACTCAAAGATTTGAACAAACCTTTATGGGAGCGGTTACGCCATTAAATATCAATGTGGCCGTAATCGCCACAGACGTTAACAATTTTAAAATCAATCAATACGACTCTAGTTTAAATGCCTACGGGCAAGATTTAGTCAGTGAAATAAGCCTTCAACTCAGTAATGCCGTCTTGCAGCAAGAAAGCCTTTCCAAAGTTCTTATGCGTCTAAATCAATACTTTCTTGGCGAAGAATGGAAACTGCTAAGAATTGCTCGAACTGAACTACATAGCAGTTATGCCATGGGAAAATGGGAAGGCATGAAAACCATCGCCGAAACTTCTATTCCTAAGCTTAAAAAAGCTTTGTATCACCCGATGGATAATCGAACCGCTGAAGATTCAAAGTATATTGCCGTCAAAAATCCGATTCTACCCATTAACGAACCTTTTACTTATACTTGGGCAGGTAAGAAGCGCATTTTCATGTTTCCCCCGGATCGCCCGAATGATCGTAGCATCTTAATTCCAGCGCATGATGCGTGGGTCAAAAGCGCAAAAAGTCAGCAAAAAACTAAATCCCAAGCCTAATCAGTAAAAAAAGCATTGTTTCGCAAAATTCACTAAGTCAAAGTAAAGCTATTGATGATAAAATCCATTTAACGATTGAAAGGAATTATTGTGCAAGACGCTACAATTACAAACGAGCAAGAAGCTTTAAACAATCAAACACCCGTGGAGGAAACTACTTTAGATTCCAATACGGAACAAGCTGAGTCTAACTCAATGTCATCCGAAGATGATTTTGATAATTGGCAACCCAGTAAAGTTAAAGACTATGTCAAAAAACTTAGACAAGAAAATAAAAATTATCGAGTCCGAAGCCAACAGGTTGAGGAAAAACTAAGTTCTTTTGAAAAGAATTTAAAAAAGGTTTTGGGCACTTCAGAAGAAGATGAAATTGACCCAGAGACTTATATCCACGAATTAAGTCAGGCCAATGAAGCTCAACAATTACAATTAGCGATCTATGAAACAGCCCTACAGAATGGGATTACAAGCCCAGAAAGTATGGAGTATTTTCAGTTTCTTTTTGGAAAGAGACTTTCCGAACTAGAGGAAGATGAGGTTCTTCAAGACGAAGACTTAGAAGATATCGTGAACAAAGCCAAAGGATTTGGCGGTATTCAAACTCATAGCAATAGTACGACTTTTAATGAAGATGCGGAAAAGAAACCAGAATCCGGTAAAACATCTCAAATAACAGCCGAAGACTTTGTAAAAATGAGTGTGATGCAAAAAAGTGAACTATATCGCACAAATGAAATGCTCTACAAAAGGCTAATGAAAGAAGCTAGAGACAAAAAACTATTCATTTAATTAGGAGATTTTAATTTATGGCTACTCTATCAACAGACCTAGGTTTTGAACCAAAAGTCTTTGCAGACCATGTTCAAGCTTATTTTCGTCAAAAACTCATGTGGGGTTCGATGGCATTAGTCGATGAGACTTTAGTGGCACAACCCGGACAAACCGTACATTTTCCTTTCTTCACCAAAATTGGTGACGCTGAGGAACCATTAGAAACTAACCAACTCGTCGTCGATAAACTTACTGACGATGCTTTTACTTGCACTGTGAAAGAAGTCGGTAAAGCGGTTGGTTTTACTATGCGATCTTTCAGAGCAAGCGCAGAGCGACGAGAAAGAATTCTAGCGGAAGCTGAGGCTCAAATGGCTCGAGTTCACGCTGAAAAAGTAGACAAAGACATCGTTGCTTTGTTGCAAGATGCTTCTAGCTACACACAAGGTTACACCGCAGCGGCAGCAGGAGATGTTCTAAACATTAGAACCCTTAACTCTGCACGAATCGGCGGACTTGGTGATCGACATGACGAAGCTATGGCTGTGTTCATGCACTCTCGCCAATTCCTTGATATGATGAATGATTCAACCGCTGGCTTCCTAAAAGCAGACGCTCTTGATCCTTTGTATACTGTACCCGGATTCCAAGGTCGAATTCTAGGTATGGCCGTATTTGTTTCTGATCTTTGCCCAGCAGTAGCAGGCGGCATTGATGGAAAAGATGCGTTTCATGGCTATGTGATGAAAGCCTCTCCATACGGAATTTGTGTTGCCGAAGCTCCTGAAGTAGAAAGCGATAAAGATATTCTTTCACGAGAAATCGTTATCACAGCGACTCAATACTATGGTGTTGTAGGAATTCATAAAAAAGTAAGCGCAGATGATCTAAGAGTGATTCGATTCACTACAACAGTATCATCATAATCGGGGGTAAATAATGGCATTGAATAATGCTAACAATACTCATTGTATTGTTGTTAACGTATCTTCTCTAACGGCAGACTTGGAAATGCCAGCAATGTATTGTTACAAAGACCTAACAGTCGAAGGTGTAGCAGTACAAAACGGCGCTAACATTCCTGCCGATAATACGAACTACGTTAAATTTCACTTAAAAAATGGCTCCGATATTATCGCTTCTTTTGATAGCAGAGCCTCTGCAAATGGGGCTCTTGTGAATCAAGAGGGTAAATTGATGACAGTAGATGCCGAGAAAAGCACAGCCTTTAAAGGCAGTAGCTTAGTCCTTGTTTATGACGAGGAAGGTTCAATCGGCCTTACCAATGCTTCAATTACCATTTGGTACAAAACAAAATAAAAAGTGGGGGTGAAAATCCCCCCTTTTTTTAAAGGTTTTATGTCACTGATATTAAGTCGAAGACGAGCTAATCAAACAGAGTCTAAAAAACCAGAGCCTATGCGCATGGAACAGGATTCTTTTATCAAAAAAAAGAGGGGACGTAAAAAAAGTGGCTCTCAGTCTTGAAATCAAACATAAGATTATTCGACACCTTGGATTTAGTGCCAAAAGCATTATCTTTGGTTCCACTCATTACAAAAGCTCACTTGCTGACGCCCTAGAGAATCTTGATTCGGTTTCGGAAACCTCTTTGATCGATTTGGTGAATCGAATTGATCGAATTGATTATCGTTTAGAAATGGCTCTGGATCGTCTAGCGGCCATGCAAATTGATGATATCCAATTAAGAGAGGATGAGGTCGAAAAACTAAGAGCCGAGAAAATAAGACTCATAAAAGAAGTAGGACGCCTAATTGATATTGCACCCCAAAACATGGGCGGCAATTCGGTTAATGTTTGTGTATGAATTTTCCTAAAGGCATTATCGAAAGTCTTTTGCCTAGCTCGGAAAACATTCTTGGAATTAGAAATCTTATCGGAGCGGAAAAAGCTCAAGTCTACATGTTAGTCCGCACTTGGGGTGGCGGTGAAGTCGGTACAGGTGCATGGAAAGACACACTAAAAGAAATTCTACCTACTCCGCACGTTTATGATTTTTCACAAGATATTAGAACAAATGAGGCCGCTGGAGTTCAACAGGGCGATATTTTGTTAAAAAACATAAGCAAAAATAAATATATTAACGAAAGTGACATAGACACCCGCACTGAGGAAGTAAACGTAGAAAAGTTTTACGTGATAAAATCGAGAAGTGGGGAACAAAAACTATATAAGGTTGTCATCATTGAAGAAAAATATCTCACTTGGGATATTCATATTCGACGGCTTTCAACAGAAGATCAAATTCTTCGGGACTTAACTCAACTATGAAAACCCAAAGAGTAAGAACCGTTAATATGGAAGAATTTGTAAAAGCTTTAAAAAAAGATTTTAATAAAGATAAAATTGAAGAAATGAAAACAGCCGTGGAAATAGGCTGTGTAAAATCAATTCCTTATCTTGTAAAAAATAGTCCCGTAGACACTGGACTTTATGCTCAAAGCTGGGCGGTTCAAAAGTTAGAGAACGAAGTTCTTTTAGGAAATTCTGCACCTCATGCCGCAGTCATTGAATTCGGAGCTAGACCCTTTACGCCGCCTCTTAAGCCTTTGCTCGATTGGGCAAAACGTGTGTTAAAAGACCCAAGCCAACCACCTCGATATAGTGATCGTGTTTGGTCGCTGGCAAAATATACTCAAGAGAAAATAAAACGAGAGGGAATGAAACCAAGGCACGTTCTACAAAATGCTATGGAAGAAATTCTAAAAAATGTCAGATTCGAAATTGAGGCGGTTTTAAAGTGAGCTTAATTAGTTTGTCTGAACAGGTTATCTTGAGTTTGGCAAATTTTCTTAAGCAACAGGTTCCAGAAATTCTGGCCATCTATGATGAATTTCCAGATACAAACATAAAAATCCAGACGCCGAGTGCAAGCATCTTAACAGCGAATCCTGTTTACACGCCGTTAACACCACGAGTCATAGAATTGCCTGATCCTAATGCGGAAAACAAAATGGTGATCCAATGGATCATCGGACATTATGAATTTCCTTTGCAATTAGACTTATGGGCAGCACACAAAAGGCAAAGAAACGCCTTATTTGAGCGGGTTTTCATGGTTTTAAATAATGTTGATAACCCAGCGGGTTTAAACTTACCTTTGTATAAGTATTACAATCAATTCGCTCATTATCATGTGAGAGGGTATGATTTAAATGAGTCAATGGACGGGAGCATGAGACAAGAACGACGAGCTAGAATTGATTTAATTGCAGACGCAAATGCTGTTGTTCAAAGAGAAGAATATGCAATGACAACCATTGAAATTAACAACAATTCTGGGGATGATATTGTTACTGAAAACATTTTAAACGGAGGATAACTTAATGGCCATTTTTAGATCAAACAACCCAACCACTTGGGCAGAAATAGACCAGATCGTCATTGACGAAAGAGCGCCAACACCGTCGGTGACAGGCGTAGCAACAAACATTGCTGGCTATCTTGCCCAATTTCAAAGGGGGCCAGAAGAATTAGTAGAAATCGGTTCTACTCAAGAATTTGAAGAAACTTTTGGTAGAAGCTCTTTTTCAGGAAACCAAAATCTTAAGAATAAAAAATTCGGAAGATTAAGAGTTAGACGAGTGGTTAGTAGCTCCGCAGCGGCAAGCTTATTAACTTTAAAAGATGGATCAGACGCAGATATTTTGACTCTGACGGCATCGTCTAAAGGTGCTTGGGGTGATTCTGTTAGCGTTATCGTCAGCGCAGGAAGCGAATCAGGCGTAAAAATTGAAGTAAAAGACAATTCTGTTAATGCCGTTTTACCTTCCGAGATTTATGACAATGTGGACTTGACTGGAAAGTCACAATTAGAAGTGGATCAAATTTTTGCTCCAAGTCGATTAGTGGTTGCGACAGTCATTGGAACACCTACGGATAACTTAGCAATTCTCTCTGAAACAGATTTGGCAGGCGGTTCGGATGGTACTGTAGCAGATACCGATTACGAATCAGCTTTAGTAGATTTTGAACAAGAGAAATCAGCTAACTTCATTTTTGCTGACAAACATAATGCTGCAATTAACGGGTATTTGAAAGCTCATGCGGCTGCGACTCAAGATAAAATGGTCATCATTGCGGGATCAGAAAACGATACTGTCAGTGCGGCTATTTCCGACGTGGCGAACTACAGAGATGCCGATGGACGTATTATCTATGCCTATCCTTGGGTTCAGACTCGAATTGATGGCGTGGCTAGCTTTCAATCTCCCGCTAGCTGGATGGCGAGTCTTTTAAGTCAAACCTCACCACATATTGACCCGGCTTACACAGCGAATACTCAATTTTTAGGCGGTATGTTAAAGCTCAAAAGAACTATTTCAAGAGCGCAATATATTCAGCTTAAAGATGGCGGGATTGCTGCTTTTGAACAAGACCCCGATATTGGGTTCAAATTAAAGTCTGGTGTTGTTACTCAGATTTTAAATAGCTCAAAAGTAATGATCTTCCGACGGCGAATGGCTGATTATTTAACGACTTCTGTAGCTTTCTTTTTGAAAAACTTTCAAAACGCCGTAAACAATCGAGACAATCGTCTAGCTTGTGGAGCTTCGATTAGACAATTCATTCAACTTCGAGAGCAAGAAGGTATCTTGCCCGGAGATGACGAGGTTCAAGGCGGATTAGCGAAAATTGTCGATGTCGAAACACTAAACACCGATGATTCTATTGCCTTGGGTTACTTTAAAATTCTTTGGAAACAGAGAATCTTTAGTTCTATGCGATATATCGTTTTAACCGCCGAAATTGGCGAATCAGTCGTAGTAAGAGAGGGAGAATAAGCAAATGGCTACACCAAGTATTAGAGGCCACCAAGGGACGTTAAAACTGTACCAAGACGGTGGCGAAATCCAAGTTTTTACGATTACAAGAGCTAGCGTAAACCAAGAAACTAGCTTTAGCCGGGCTTTCTATGTCGGCGCTAGATTCCCTGAAGGCGATCAATCTTTAGATGGCTGGACAGGTGACATCGAGATGGAAGTAAAAGGCCCAGAAATCGATGAATTTATGGACGCTTTGCAATCAAGCAATCTCGCTGGTATTGGCGTTAGTGATTATGCTTTAGTATTAAATGAATTTTATGCAGATGGACAAAGCAAGTCTTACGTCTATTTTGATTGCCAATTTAGGCTTTCAAAAACCATTGCGGGTATGAATGAGAAGGTTATGAAAACCTACGAATTTCAAGCCTCTGGAAGACAAGCCGTAAACTAAAAATTGTCGCACTGTATTCAACCTAGAAGGGGGTCAGATGACTAATCAAAATACAGCGTATCAATTAACTCTTGAAACTGGCAAAAAAGTAGTTTTTAGAGAGGCAAAAATAAAAGACGAAACTATGGCTACTCAATTAGCAGTAGCAAAAGCTGAGGGTTCTAATGCTTTGCAATTAGGGCCCCATCTTATTATTGAGATGGTAAAGCTACTTTTGGTGTCTATCGATGGCAAAAATTTAACTTCCAAAGAGAAAGAATCTTTAGATGATTTGTTTTCTCACCGAGAATGGCAACAGGTAAAAAGCTTTATCAGTGATTTAATTGGGGGGGATACAAAGGCCCCAAAGCTAGAGATGATAAGTCTGGCTCCGGCAAGCTCAACGTAATTTTTGACAACAGAGAGCCGGAAAAAAATTTTTGGGAGCAAATGGCCTACATTTGTCGCCATACTTCATTAACACCGAAAGATGTTTATGAAATGACCCCCTATCAATATCGGGTTTTCTTGCAAAGGTTATCCGATATAATAAGCCAACAGAATGATTTAGGCGTTGGCGCAAATACTCGGTAGGGGATTATGTATAAGGTTTTAACCGCATTTCAATTTGATGTTTCGGCGGCCCTGCTAGGGGCAAATACCCTACAAAAATCGACAGAAAAATTAGCGAGCACAGCCGATACGGCTCTCAGTAGTTATAAGAGATTGGGCTTAGGAATTGGCGCAGCATTTGGTGTTGGCCCAATGGGCCTGTTAACGGTTCTCTATAAATCAGTTTCAGCAGCAGAAGAATTTAATAACGCCCAAGAAGCTATGGCAATGCTTATCCGACAAAATGCCGATCAATTTGAAGGGAGCATGAAGGACTACAATAAAAATTTAAAAATCTCTCGTCAGCTAATGATTGATATAGCAAAAGCGGGTGAACAATTCGGACTTCCTGAAAAGGAAACCATAGCTTTTGCAAAACTTTTAATGCCAATGATGCTTTCAAAAGGCAT